ACCGGGGAATATATCCATGTTTTGACCGGGAACTAAGCTTGCTTCATCTATGTCGAATACTAAATTACCTGCTAACGCTAAGTTATCAATAGCCATACGATAGTGACCATTCATTAACTTTTGTGAATACTCCATGTTTTCTGCTACACCAACACCCCATAACTGATACGGATTAGTTTCGTATGGAAAAGCTTGATAGGGTATACGTGCAGGCATAAATGGATTAAGAACACATCGAACTATCATGCCACCACAAACCCAAACATTAACTTGTATTTGATCTAACTCTGATACATTTTCTAGACCTTGCATACCCACTTCTTCAGCATGTTTTCTGTCTATCACACCCCAATACTCAAGAACTTCAAATCTGTTTTCTTGGTAGTAAGGCTCTGTATCATCCTCTCTTATGGTGTCTTCATAATATTTATCTTCGTAGTTAGGACCTTTTGCAAGACACTCTTCAATTGCATCTTTGTAAAAGTATGGTCTATTTATTAACGCACGAAGTTGTTGTCTATTCATACGATGTCTTTGTATGACGTACTCACAATCTTCTATACTTGTAGCTGATGGATCAGGATGAAAGTCCCACAATGAAACATATTCTATACGTGGTACTAATTTTTCAAAAGGATTGTATGTTTTTTCTCCGTTTGCATCTTTTTCCCATTTATGTATACGTTTAAAAGAATTAAAAGGACCTTTTACAATACCTGTTCCTAACATACATGACTCAAATATTGCGTTACGCAAAACAGTAACAGCATCTGTATCTGTTAATTGATCATGTATAAGTTTTTCTAAATTAAGAGCTGCTTTTTGTGCAGGACTTATTTGAGGTTCACCACCTAAAGATGGACCTTCAGATAAATTAGCATTTGCATACCTACCTTGAAGTCCTCCCAAAAAGTCTAATCCTTGCGTTGCTTGTGTTGCACCGGGAGGTAGTTCTCTACCATCTCCTTTAAATCCAAAAGGATCTTGAACTATTTGATCAAGAGGTGTTGTTTGATGAGCAAACTCTGCGATACCTTCTGGTATCGGAGTTGGTTCAACAACGATAGGAAACTTTTTATTAGAAAAAAGTATATCTATTATTTGTCCGTACGCAGCTAGAACTTTTGTTTTGGTTATTTTTATAAATACACGAGAACGTTCCGAATCTCTATACTGAGTCGTAGAGTCGTAAATACCTCTGTAATTTTTAAAAGCTTGTAACCAACGTAGTTCATAACTGCGTCTTCCGTTTTCTGAATCTTCAAACTTGTTTTTGATATACCCTGCAAGTCCGGGCATTTGCTCTTCTGGACTTTGTATAGGTAGTTGGGTATCATCAGCAGGTTGAAGAAAATTCTCGTCAGCCATGATTTACCTTAGATTAGAAATAGTTTCTGTCGTCAGCCATTGTAAATAGTGAAGCTTCAACAGTTGCTTTTGTTTGCTTCTTTGGCATGTCTTGTGTTAACACATCTGGATTTACATCTGTTGTAAACTCAAGACCTTCTCTGTACAACTTGTCAGAACCTTGAGCATCGTTTACTGATACTTTATCTGATCCCATGATGTAAGCTGCACCTTGATTTAAATTATCTGCCATTTTAAGTTACTCCTAAAAAGTTTTGTTGTCGTTTAGTCTCTTCAGCTAATTCTGTCCGAGACGGTGGGGTTATAAACCCCGGAGATACATCAGGTGTTCTACCGAATGTACCAATCTTGCTTTGTGAAATATCAGGGCCGAATGGTTTTTTCGATCCATCAGGCATTTCTACTGTTCCACTATCAATATTTATTTCTAAAGGCTTCATATTATTTTGCATTTTATCTAAAAGTTCTTTTTGTGCTTCTATCCCTGCTTCAGGTCCTTGAAAAATAGGACTAGATCTTGCAATACCTCTAAGAGGATTTAACTTTAATCTTCTATCAGTTTCAATTTGATCTATCTGAGATTGAATGTCTTTAGAAAATCCTACTGGATCTTCTTCAAATCCTGCATACTTTAAACTCTCTTCAAGACTTGCTACTTTTCCTTTAGGAACTTCACCTGCAGGACTAGGCATCGTTGCAAGACTCGCTGCCGTTCCAAACATAGGGCCTAACGCAGCTTCAAGACCTATATCTTTTACAACTTCTCCTACAAAAGCAGGTAAGTCATCCGAAAGTGCTTTCAATCCTTCGTATCCTGCAAAACCTATGAACGTATTTTTAAGACCTTTTGTTATTTGTGCGTTATATTGTTTGCCTTTTTCTATAATTCTATTTAAAGCACTCTCTCCATCTGCAGCACTTTTGTTTTTAGTCTCTGCGACTTTTTCTTCTTTTAATTTAGTCTCTGCTGTCTCTAAAACATCTTTTGCTTCAGCAACTTCGCCTGCTCTTTCTGCTTCAGATAATATGATATCACTTGTTTTTTGTTGTGCTTCTAATCCTTCAAGTTCAAATTTACGAGCATCTGATTTATCTTTCGCTATGGACTTTTCTCTTTTTGCTTCCCTTTCTTCATCAGATAATTCTACTTCTTCAGTTTTAGTAGTAGTTTTACCATCAAACTCTTTAGTAGTGTACACAAAATCTTTATTGGTTTCTAAAGGAGAACCCATAGCAAAACCTAAATCATGTGCCGACTCTGCACCTAAAGCTTTAGCAAGTAATGTTTCAAATTGTAGTAAAGCATCTTTTCTTTTAGTAAAAGCATCTTCATCTACCACATCAGTATAGAATATATTCATAACAGTATCTGCGTCAAATTCGCCACCATGCCCTATCAACGCTGCAGCCACATCTGGTTTTTTAAGATTATTTGCCATAGCTGATGCAAATACTTTTCGTATATCTGTAAAACCTTGTAGATCTTTTATTAACTGTGATCGTACATTGTCTGGTAAATTAGGATATATGTAAGTGTTTAAAGCTTTTGTTATATCTTTTGTGCCTATACCCGGAAACAACTCACCTTCAACTGCCAGTTTAAATCTTCTATCTAATACTGATTTTAAAAATGGGCCTAATTCTTTTGGAGGTCCTTTTCCTTTTCTACCTCCTCCCATCTCTATGTTCGGAGCTTGTAAAGTGCTAGTCTCTACATCATAATAAGGTCTTACAGGGAATTCTGCTGCAGCTTCTTTGTAACTAGATTGTATACCACTTACATCTTCACCTCTGTATCCTATCAAAGATGCGATTACAGCATCTCTTAGTAAACCACCATCATCTTTTTTCGGTATATTTTTTATACTTGATACTATAGTTTTTAATACACCTTCAGGCACAGCACCTTCGGCTAATTTTTTTGTGCCTTTTGGTTTAGGTAATTTTATTTCTGTTTGTTGTTTTAATGTATCATCATACGATGTCTGATAAGCTTGAATTTCTTTTGATGCAAAAGGTTTAGCTTGAACTAACTTTTGAAAATCATCATCTAGAGAAACACCTTTTCTAATTGTTTTTATAATTCTTTCAGGTAAAGCTCTCAAGTTAGGAGCAGGTTTTTTAACAGCTTTAAAACTTTTTAAAAGTTTTTTTGCAACATCTTTTGTTTCAGGATCTTCTAATAAAAAAGGATCTACAGGCACACCGTCTGTATACATCTTGTTAATAAAATAAGTTTTTACAGTTGTATCCCCTGATTTAACTTTTTGAAATATCTCCTCTTGTGAAGGTATATTTCCGTCAGGAAACAAAGTTCTATTGAAGGCTAGAAACTCATTCTTTAATTGTTGTCGTCTTTCTTTTTTTAACTTAGCCATAGATTATTAGTATCCGAATGTTTGATCTTGTACTTGATATACCTGATTCTTGATGCCATTAAGCGTTTTATGAATGGACACATATCCTGTCATCCTTGTCATCAGCATGTATCGTAACGCATCATATGCGTGATCTTCTGCTTTTGTATCTACGTCTTCTGCGTTGGTTTTACT